CACAACAGAGGGAGCCGAAAATGCGGAAGATCACCGTTACCCAGGTCAACTTCGACGGTCAGGGAAACGCCCGCGAGCTCGTCTACTGGGTCAAGCCGGGCCGGGTGGATCTTAAGGTCCGGAGCATCGAGCGCGCTTACAACATGGATCACACGACCATCGCCATCGGCTGATCAACCTTCACCCCCGGCCCCGTACCATCGGGCCGGGGGTGATCCATGTCCGAGGCCGCACTACTCACCAGGCCGAATGTCCGGCCAGGCTCGGTGGACAAGAGTTCAATCGTGTTGCCGGACGGGACGACGTGGGAGATCCCGCCCCATCCACTCTCCGGCCGGATCCAGCCTCCAGAGGAGCTGATCCCGCGGGTTTGCATGGTCCCGGACTACGCATTCTCGAGCGGCTTCGAAGCCATCGAACTGGCGGCAAGCGCCGGCCTGATCCTGGACCCATGGGAGCAACTGGCCCTCATCCTTGGGCTCGGGGAGACTGCCGCCGGCAAGTGGGCTGCGTTCCAGGTGGCCTTGATCGTGGCCAGGCAGAACGGCAAGGGCGCCGTTCTGGAAGCCCTCGGCCTCTACTGGCTGTTCGGCACGGGCGAGGTTCTGATCGGCCACACGGCCCACGAGTACAAGACCGCTATGGAGGCCTTCCGCCGCATCCTGTCCCTGATCGAGAACACCGACTGGATGCGCAAGCTGGTCAAGAAAATCGTCAACACCAATGGTGAGGAAGGTATTGAACTCCTGACCGGCCAGCGGCTCCGCTTCCTGGCCCGGTCCAAGGGCGCCGGCCGTGGCTTCACCTTCCGCAAGCTGATCTGGGACGAGGCCTACGCGCTGTCCGAGGAGCAGCAAGAGGCCCAGTTGCCCACGATGTCCGCGGTCCCGAATCCCCAGGTCTGGCTGACCAGCTCCCCACCACTGAACAGCGAGACCGGGATTCCGCTCTTCAAGGCCCGGCGTAACGCTGCCCGTGGAGCCACGTGCTTCCTGGACTACGGCGCCGCGGGAGACCTGGACAAGCTGGAAGAGATCGACCTGGACAGCGTTGCCCTGTTCCTGGCGACCAATCCCAATGCACCCGAGCGGATCCCGGTAGAGGTCTTGGAACGCGAGCGTTCCGCCATGGGAGACCGCGGGTACGCGCGGGAGCGCTTGTGCATCTGGCCCCCCGACCTGGAGCAGGGGTTCACCGTCATCTCCAAGGAACTCTGGCTGGCGATGCTGGATCCAGAGTCGGGCAAGGAAGGGATTGACGTCCCCGCGGGATACGCGCTCGTGGGCCGACCGGTCATCGCGCCGGACATCTCGCCGCGCATCGGTGGAGTGGTCAAGGCCAGCATCGGCCTGGCGTCCCGCCGCAAGGACGACGTGCATCACCTTGAACTGATCAAGCAAGGATCCGGCTCGGCCTGGGTGGTCCGGGATCTGGTGGCCATGCACATGGAAACCAGATCCCGGATCGTCATCGACCCCGGATCCCCCGCAGGATCCATCCTGGCGGATCTGCAAGTGGCTCTCCGGTTGGCGTATGACGATTCCCGGCTCGACATGACCGAGATCATCATTACCATGACCGCGCGGGACGTGGCCCAAGCTTTCGGAATGATCTATGATGCGGCCACCAGGCCCCTGTCCGAACCGCGGACCGTGGTCCATCTCGGCCAGGAGGAATTGACGTTGGCTGTGGGCGGCGCGGACAAACGGCCGGTAGGTGACGGTCATGCCTGGGACCGACGAGAGGCAACCACGGACATCACTTCCCTGATCTCGGTCACTCATGCCCTGTGGGGTCTGGTGGGGTCGCCACGTGAAGACACAGAGCCGATGGTGATGTGGGGATGAGCATCACCCAGGAACTCGTCCGGTTCGGGCGAGAGCTGGTGGGACGTCCGGCCGCCGAGATTCAGCGATTCGAGCCCTCGTTCCAGTCATGGGTGGATTCGTATCTCCAGTTCCAGGGGCAGATCTATCAACCCGCCTACTCCACGACGTACGCCGGCCAGAAGGTGGAGCCGGTAACCGACTCTTTCCAGGGCTACGTCTCCGGCGCTTACAAGGCCAACGGGATCATCTTCGCCGTTTCGATGGCGCGGGCTCGGCCCTTCTCGGAGATCTCGTTCAAGTTCCGGCGCCGCGGTCAGACCGGTGGCGGTAATGATCTGTTCGGGAACCGGGACCTGGACATCCTGGATACCCCCTGGCCGGGTGGGACCACGCAATCCCTGTTGATGCGTGCGGAACAGGACGTGACCGCTGGTGGGACCGCTTTCTGGGCTCGAGAGGACGGACGCCAGGGAGAGCGCTTGCGCCGGCTGCGGCCCGATTGGACAGAGTTCATCCTGACCGCACCCCCGGACGAGGCCGTGATGGCGGACGTCGTGGGGATCAAGTACACCCCTGGTGGTCCGTGGTCCGGCGGTCCGAGCCAGCTCTACCTGGTGGGCGGCGAGTTCGCGGAGGCCACGTTCTGGGCTCCGATCCCTGATCCGGACGCGCTGTTCCGCGGCATGTCCTGGCTCTCCCCGGTCATCGAGGAGATGCAATCGGACAAGGCCGCTACCGTTCACAAGCGCAAGTTCTTTGAGAACGCGGCAACGCCTAACCTGGCTGTCTCGCTCAAAGAGACCGTCAGCCCGGAATCGTTTGCCAAGTTCGTCCGGCAGATGAACGAGGCCTCCGTGGGCGTGGACAAGGCCTACAAGACCCTCTATACCGGTGGCGGCGCGGACGTCCGCGTGGTTGGCGCGGACATGAAGATGATGGACTTCCGTGGCACTCAGGGCGCCGGGGAGACCAGGATCGCCGCGGCCGGAGGCGTACCCCCGATCGTGGTCGGGTTGTCCGAGGGTCTGGCCGCGGCCACGTACTCCAACTACGGCCAGGCGCGCCGCGCGTTTGCGGACGGCTTCCTGCGGTCACAGTGGCGCTCGCTGTGCGGCGCCCTGGCTCCCATCATCGACGTACCCGCGGACTCCACTCTCTGGTTTGACTCCCGAGACGTGGCATTCCTGCGCGAGGACGTCATGGACCTGGCCCAGGTCCAGGCGACCAATGCGGGAACCATCAACACTCTGATTTCCGCGGGCTTCGAGCCGGACTCATGCGTGGACGCGGTGGAGGCCGAGGACTTCACCCTCTTGCGGCACACCGGGATGGTCTCGGTCCAGTTGCTCCCACCGGGCGCCGGCCAGGAAGAGGCCACCGCTGAGGAGCCGGAAGAGGTCACTGCGGAGGAACTGTTCTCCGTCAAGGTCAAGGACGTCCAGACCCTCGCGGGTCCCGCGGCTTTCGAGCCGGACAGCGTGGTGGCCGCGGTGGAGGCCCAAGACCTCCGCAAGCTGGTGGAGGCCGAGCCGGAACCGGTGGAGGTTGTGGCTCCCGCGGCCAGGCCTGCAACCACCGCGGTCCGCTATAGTATGGGTATGGATGACGAGGATCTGAACCGGCACGGCACCCACAACCAGAAGAGTCATGGGAACCGGGTCGGCAGGGATAACAATGTCGCCGGCAAGACCGGTCACGCGAAAGAGGCCGAGGCCGCGCGCGTGGGGACCAATGACATTCGGCTGGACGATGAGGTGGAGATCGTCCCTCAACCTGGGACCACTCAGCGGGGTGGCCACGTCGGCAAGAAAGGCCGAGTCATCGACCTGGAAGGCGTCCGCCCGATCGTGGAGCTGGGCGACGGATCCCAGGTGGAGTTCCTGAAGAGCCAGCTACGCGTGACGCGTACGCGGCATGACCCCACGCTGGACAAGGAATTGCGGGACAAGATGGACCGCGAGGCAGAGGAAAGCCGCAAGCGGACAGCGGCCCTACGAAAGGGATCCTGAATGCCCATCGAGATGGTGACCCGCTTCCTCCCGGTGGACGACATGGAAATCCGCCGGGTGAACCGCAAGGAACGAGAGGTAACCGCCTACGCGGCCCTGTTCGGCCAGCCTGCCGAGATCCAGGACAAACATGGCCACTACTGGGAGCAGATCAACCGAGCGGCCTATAACCGGACTCTGGCCCACGGGATCCAGCGTGTCCAGGTCTTCTACAACCACGGATACGACCTGTCCGGGCGGCCCAACATGCTCGGCGCCGTCCCCCTCGCCACTCCGAAAGAGATCGCTCCAGACGGGCGCGGCCTGTTGACGCGTTCCCGATACAACGATGGGGAGTTGGCGGACGCCGTCCTGGCCGCGTGGGAAGGTGGCCAGATCAAGGGGCAATCCTTTACGGGCCGGGTGTATCAATCAAAGAAGGTCGGCCGGAACGGAGACCTGGATGTCATCGAGCGGACGGAACTAGGACTCAAGGAGTACGGACCCACTCACTCTCCCGCGTACGAGGGAGACATGCTGGTGGCCATCCGCAGTCAGGAAGACCTGGCCGAGCTGGTTAGGTCTATGATCACATCACTGGTGGGCACTCCCGCGGGGGACTCGCCCATCATTACCGCCACTCCCACCGTGGGACTCGGCGCGCCGGAAGACTCGCCCGATGCCGGGCACTCGGACCGGGCCATCCACGCGCGACGCAACGCGCTCATCGCGCGGCGTCATTTGGTCCTGGGAGTCAGAAGTAATGCCGAGGTTCCGCAACCCTGACGTGATTGAGGCGGAGATCTCCCGCCACACGACAACCATTTTCGCGGTGGAGGACATGGAGTCCCCCGCGGAGGAGGACATCACCCGTTCGGACGCGGCTCTGGCCGCCATCCCTGCCCTGGAAGCGGAACTGACCGCCAGCAAGGCGCGACAGGCCGAGATCCAGCGGCTCCGGGGCCTCGCCCTGGACACCGACGCCACCGAGCCGGGCGACCAGCGCGTCACGCCGGCCATCGAGCGGCGCCGCGACAACGGCCCGGCCATCGTCCGCGGCAAGGGCGACGAGTTCGAGATCCTGCGGTCCAACACTCGCCACATGGGTGAGGACGAGTACCGGGACACCCTCCAGGACTCCATCCTCCGGGCGTCCGAGCGTTACGAGATGCCGGACGGATACACGGACTCACTGCCCAAGTTCGTCAAGCGCCACAAGCGGGACACCTCCTGGAGCAAGAACATTCTCCAGCGGATGGACCCGAATTACATCTCCGCGTTCGAAAAGGTCGTGATCGGCACCGATCCGGCCTTCCTCTCGGACATCGAGCGCGCGGCCATGGCCGTGGGCACGAACACCGCTGGCGGTCACCTGGTTCCGACCCACCTGGACCCGACCCTGATCCTGACGAACGCGGGCGCCAAGGACGTGGTTCGCGGGATCTCCCGTGTGGTCACCCTGACCGGTGGCGCGAACCGCTGGAACGGCGTCACCACGGCCGGGTCCACGGCATCCTGGGACGCAGAACTGACCGAGGTCTCCGACGACACGCCGGCCATCGCGCCGGCCCAGGTCCCGGTCTACTCGGCCAAGTCGCTGATCCAGGCGTCCATTGAAGCGTTCGAGGACATCACCGGTCTGGCCAGCGATGTCCAGATGTTGCTCCAGGACAGCAAGGTTCGGCTGGAGGCCGCGGCCCACATGACCGGCTCCGGCTCGGGCCAGCCCACGGGCATCTTCACGGCCCTGGACGCCAACACGAACGTGGAGGTCAGCCTGACCACGGGCTCCACCTTCACTCGTGCGGACCTCGCCGGCATCGCCAACGCACTGGGTGACCGCTGGACCGATGGCGCACGGTGGCTCATGCACCCGGCCATGGCCGAGCGGATCGCCGCTCTGGGTACGGCCCTCGGTGCCAGCTACTCGGTCGACATGACCCAGCAACTCAACGAACAGCTTCTCGGGTTCCCGATCGTGAAGTCGTTCACGGCACCGAACGTCTTCCAGACCACCACGATCGACAACCTTCTGGTCTTCGGCCTGTTCTCCAACTTCGTCATCGTGGACAAGCCGGGATCGACGTCCATCGAGTTCATCCCGCACATGTTCAACACCAGCAACAACCTCCCGGACGGGCGCCGGGCGTGGTACATGCACTTCCGCAACGGCTCGGACAGCGTGAATGACCTGGCGTTCCGACTGCTCCAGGACAAGACCACGGCGTAACCCCTGACCGGCCAGGGTGGGTCTCCCCATTGCCCCCGTAATGATCCGGGCTCGCCCTGGCCCCCAGGATCGATCAGCCAAACGAATCCGAAGGAAAGGGACCGCACAATGGTTCACGCTAAGAAGAAGTCC